TTAAAATGGACAGTCGTCCACCTGGTGAAAGCCGGGCTCAGTGGCCAACCAAACGACACCAAGCCCGTTATTGCACCAACTTTGCAGACCATTCAACGAATGCCCAAGAAGCGCGGCGAAAGCCGCATGGACGGCCCCGAGCTGACACGTACAGGGCAAGCGCCAAGACTGGACCTCAGGGACAACAATGCCTTTAGACCGAAAATACCTCTTTTGATTGAGATCACGGCACTGCATATCTTTACCGCAGTACTTGGCAATATAGGTAGCGATCTTGTGCGCACCTTTGACGCCGAAGCCAAACTTGTGAGGATCACGAACATTGACTTGGCCCATCTGCTGGCCGTCAGGACCGAGACCAAGAATGCCTTGCCAGATCGACCGAAGCAATGTGTACATCTGCCGACCGGCTACGGCGACGTGAAAGTGCAAAGCGCCGCGCACCTGCTCCTCAATCACCGCCACATAATGAAACTGCTTATGCTTTGCCAACTTGCGACGAAACAGGTCCCAGTGTTTAAGTGCCGTATCACGATCGACCATGTTCTGACGGTACGTCAACGTCACCATACGATCAGCACCAATTGACTTACAAAGCTCACGAACTTTTTTCTTCGCACGACGACCGGCATCGTCATCATTGGCCTCGCGCTTGTCAGACTCACCCCTCTTCGCTTTGACTTTAGGAGATATAGCAGCGCCCTTAAAGAAGCGGTCTCGAGAAACTGTAATCTCACACTGACCGTCAGGAAAAACGCGTTTACGGGCCGTATAACCGTCCTGCCACGTGCCTCGCTGCCCATCATCAACCCACCAGTCGGGTTTGTACGATTGGTTACCACGATGGCTGTTAAAATCGATTGACGAAAATTCATCTGCGTTATCTAATTCGTTCATTCGTTGACCTGTACAGAGGTTGATCGAATCGGCCCCCTTAGTGTTTCGATCACTTAGGGGGCCAACTTTTTTTAATTTCCCATTCCTACCACATCGACGGAGGCAGTTTTAAAGTAACCTTAGAGCCTGCTGTATCCGTTGAGTGTCCCTAATACAAGTTTAGCGCCGCTTCGCGGCGCGCTGGGCGGCGCTGCGCTTGGCCTGCGCTTGCCGCCACAGCGGTTCTAACCGGGCTACATACCATTCAAACAGAAAACCAGCTATCAGAATGGGGACGCTTGCCGACGTGCCACAAACGGGCACAAAACAAGCCGACGGACTACCCGCTAAAACTTTGGAAGCGTGTCGCCTCCCGGCTCCGATGCCAGACTACTCCGGAAAAAATTAATTCAAAATCCACCACCGACTCAAGAAGCGCCCAAAGATTTTGCCCTTCGGGCCGCTTGTGCTGCCACTACTTTTTAGCCAACTTGTATGCATCCGGATCATGGGCAAAAGCGACCGCCTGGGGAGCTTGAACAGGGGGCGGCGAAGGAGGCTGCACTGTCGTATCCTGACGCCTCCGAGACTCGGAATCTCGACCATTAGGGTCAAACTCTTGGAAATACCCGTTGTAGGCAATATCAAAGCAAGCATTGCCCACGACGTCCATTTTTGTCCCCTGCTGCGAGTAACACTGACAAGCGCTCTTGGTCTTGATGCACATGGCCGGAACGGGAACGGCCTGCGGCTTTGTAAGCTCATCATATTTTGGCGCCGTATGCTGAACGTGCTGAACCCTAGGCGTGTTTTGATAAACATACCGCCGTGCGTCAGCAACAGGATCGAACCTTTCTTGAGCAGCACCAGGCGAGGCCGCGGACATGGCGGCCGCTTCCGGACCAGTGCCAACGGGGGCGACCTTTTTAGGCTTCACAGCTATCGAATAGACGACGTAGGCAGCAGCAAACAACAACAATGGCACAAGCAACAAGAAGACAACCCGCATCGGTATACGACGCTTCATCGTGTGAACCTCAGCACTCTTGTAGACGCCATAGAGCGACTTGTCGAAGATAAACTTGGACTTTTCTGAATCGGCGCGTTGCTTGTCGCAGTTGTCCTTGACGCCGTTCCACAGATGGATCGTGGCAGACTGCATACCCCAGATTCGGACAATGTGCCTATGAGTTTGGGTGAGCTTGCGAACAGCAGGATCAATCAACGATGGGTGCTGCGTTATCAGCACAAGGTCGATGCCCAGATGCCGGTGCGTCTCCAGCTCGGTGACATGCTCAGGCGCGTCAGACCTGATGGACCGATTGCGATAGATCTGCTGCGCCTCATCAATAACAACGATGGAACCAGGTGGAACGAGGAACCATTTTTTCGGATCATCGAGCTTATTCCAAGGCAAAGTGAGATCGGCAATGCCATGGTAGTAGACCTCCCTCCCCTCACGCTCGGACCATTGCTTCACGAACCCGATGGTATAAAGAGTCTTCCCGTTACCAGGCAACCCGGTGTGTAGACTGATGCTCATCCCGGAGCCTTGTTGACCATTTTCGTCACAGACGTGGAACCCGCGAGCTTGACAAGGAGGGCAGCGGAGAAAGCGGAAAAGATCATGCCAATAGCCTTGTCAACCCAGAGAAAACCGAGGAATTGAAGGATTTCGGAAGGCATGCCAGCAAGGTTATCTTTGGCGTTATTCAGAATCCAGGTGACGATAAAGTCAAAACCCTTGAACGTTACGAACCCCATCCCGAGGGCAAGCAAGACCCTGCCGATAATCGAGGGCAAGACCATCATGAAAAGGCCCCAAAGAACCTGAGCTAGACGAATATACATAGACGATCCTTCAGTTGAAAATAGCGCCGCTTATCGTCTTGAACGAAATAATCGCAGCGACGAACATAATCGCGTAGCGGAACGCCAAGAGAATATTGCAAACCTTAGAAAACGGAATGACGATGGACTTTCCCATTACTGCGATAGTTTTATCGGCAAAACACGCGCCGCCGCCAAGCCAACCCGACGTATCAAGACTGGTCGGCAAATCGATCACAGACGCTTTATCAGGCGATGGCAGAATGCCCTTCTGAGGATCATTACCGCTGCCGGCATCACGACCAAGCGCAAGCATTCCACTGGCGTCAGCATCGTCCCGGTCCTTTTGCTCACGGCATTGCATCTTGGCGGTCTCGCGAAGCGTCGCACACTGGATAGCGTCACCGACGCACGACGTAGCCTCACATGACCCAGAAACCGAAGACTCACGACAGATCGAGAGCGTCGGATTGGCCTGGCAGAACCCTTTATCCTTCTCCCCCTGATCGGATGACCCAGGCGTGCCGGCAGAGGATTCAGTAGTATTTTGACGAACACTAACGGTGACGTTGCCGTTAGCATCAGTCTGCCTGATCGTAGTAGTGGTAGTAGTTGAACCGTCACGATTTTTGACGACGACATCCTGCGATGACATTTGACCGTCAGGACTTTGCACCGGGGGCTTAGTGGTCACATCACCAGGAGGTGGCGGGTTAGTTGGATTAGTTCCCATACCGACGCAGAGGGGCTTACCAGACTCGGAAAACCCAGCCTGTACAGTACCAGCTGGACAAGCACCAGACCCGCCAGAAGTAGAAGGGTCACCAGTACCACCGCCAGAGCCAGAATCACCAGGTTTCGGAGGTGGAGGCTTAGGCGGCGAAGGAACAGGCGTGGCATCAGGAGGAGGTGGCGAAGCGGAAGGGCCATTATCAGTGACTCCAGGTTTAGCGGGGTTGCCGGTAAGCTCCATCTCATACCAGCAGTAGACGACAGGCGGCATACCCTCAGCGTGGCACACACTCATTTTGATAACCACGGCCTCGCAGCCCCCGGCGTTATTGGTCGGATTGTCGCTGCCGGCGCGCTTTACGTTCCATTTCTGACCCTTAGTACAAGTCGGGCCAGGTGGCAGCGCGCAACTACCAGCGGCAGCATTAAAAATCTTCGGCGGCGAACACGTATCACCTTGACGAGTCACATATCCAAACCCGTTCTCACCGATATTGGCAATCATCTCAGTACAAAAAAACGACTGTTGAGAACCGCTGTCGGGGAACGAACGGTAGAAAGTTCGACCAGGTTGCGGAGTGCGCATACCATAGCCAGCACGACATGCAGCCTCAGCGGAATCGTGAAAGCCATACTCAGCGTTGCCGTACTTGTAATCAGCGCCGTACGCGAAGGGGGACAGAGCAAAAGCCAGCAAAGCCAGGGAGGCGCGGAGCAGGTTAATCATGGAACAAGATCCAGAACGCGCCGAGGACGGCAACCAGGTAAATCAAACTCATACGCACCTCCAATGGACAAAAAAAATGGGAGTCACAAGGACCCCCACCAACCAGGGGGAAACCCCGATTACATTGCAGCGCGGATGAACTTGAACACTTTCGTGCCAACCACCACGACCAGGACGGCAGCGCCGACGACACCGACGGCAGTAGCCGCTTCGGTCAGTGCAGTCGTTACCGACGAGGTGTCGATTGCGGCCGAAGCCATTTGAGTAACGGCGAACGAGCCAGCAACAGCGCAACCGATGCGTTTGATCATTTTGTTCATGTTTTCTCTTTCAGGTTTTGAACTACGGTTTAACAACAGGGGTACAACTCTTTTATTCTTTTTCGTCAGCAGCGTCGAGGACGCGACGAACCTGCCGAAGACCGAAAGCGAGCGCCCATAAAGCGGCGACAAGCATAGAAATCTGGGAAGCATTCTCTAGACTGAGATTGCCCAACTCACGCCACGCCGTTGACGACCCATCCTCAAGAACATAGGCACAAGTAGAAAGGTCTGTGTGAGTGGGATCGAGCGCAACGACCATGCCGTCAGCCGTCGAGATCAACTTCGCACAAACCGTCATGATTAAGCCTTAGCGGGGACGGATGCCGGCGCAGCAGTAACGCGACCAGAAGGCGCAGGAACGATGGAAGAAACGACAGCACCGATGCGCTTGTCGTTACCAACCGACACTTCGAAATCGACTTCGTATCGACCTGGGGGAGTTTCTTGGAATTGTTTAGGCAACAGCAGTTCGCCTATCAACGGGGCCGGTGCGCCCGTGTTTGGATCGGTACGCTCAACGACACATTGAGCCATACGCATGTCATAGTCATTGCCGGTTTTCTTGGAGCGACCAGCGTTTACGACGACATTGAGAATTTGAATGATAGTTTTCATAACGAATTTTCCTTAAGTTGTCGCCCACGAGAGCGATTGCATGTGAGCACGGATGTGCTATGGTTTACATACAAAACCGTGTAACTGCTACACGGAATGGAGTAATGCCAAGTTACACGAATTGGTATAACGCAACAAGGAAATATTTTCTATGAATTACTCAGAATTGATAGCTAAAGCCTTGAAGGGCCGCTCGGTTAACTCAGTCGCCAAAGAGTGGGGAGTGAGGCAACCAACCCTAGATCGTTGGCTTAAAGGACAAGGCCTTCCAGACTACAACACGACCATAAAAATGGCGAATGCGGCCGGCGTTGACATAGGCGAAGCTGTAAAAGCTATCGCGGCAGAGGAGAACGCCATCAAGGTGAAAACGTTCAAATTACAAATGGGATTTGTACAAACAGAGCTATGCGCCCTACTCGCGCTTGCAGCAGCAATGGCGAATCTTTATATTATGTAA